ATAACAACACAACTAATACTGGAGAATATGTAATGTCTTATACCTTTGTAACAACATTTAGAAAAGAAGACTATGATGTATATGGCAAGAAGATGCTTGAGTCCGTGGCTAATAAGTGGAAGCCAAACGACACAAAGCTTATTGTATATGTCGAAGGTTATGATAGCCTTGACGAGCTACCATACAACGACTTCAGCACAGTAATTGAGTATCGACATATTGAAACCATTGAAGCACGTAACAACTTCATTGACCGACACAAGGACAAGAACGGCAGGTACGCTGAAGCACCATACAACTATCGTATGGATGCGCTTCGCTTTTGTCACAAGGTCTACGCACTAACAGACGTTGCACTTGAGATGATTGACAACGAAGACAAGGGGTGGCTTGCCTGGATTGATGCCGACACAGTTACCAAGAAGATGTTCAAAGAAGAAGACGCTGCTAAGATTATGATTCCAGAGGTAGACATTGTACATCTTGGTCGTGTTGATATTGACTACAGTGAGACAGGCTTTATGGCGTTTAACATGGCGTATCATAACGCTGCCTCTATACTTGTTGACCTTCGTGGTGCGTACGATACAGACGAAGTGTTTGGGTATCGTGAATGGACAGACGCTTTTGTGTTTACACGCCTGCTTAAAATCTACGAGGCTCACGGCGCAAAGGTACGCAACCTATCAGAAGGTGTGCGTGGGCTGTCTGTCTTCGAGAACTGTATGCTGGATGAATACTTTACACATAACAAAGGCAACCTTAAATTTGATACTGAGAATAAAGTTCAAGATACTCCTAACAAAGTATCAGCAGACATTCATGCAGAACGATATAAGAAACTGGCAGGTTTAGTACGTCATTACTCAGCAGATAAGAGCAGCTTCACTGTTGTAGAGACAGGCACTTGGAATGGTGGCAGGGCTATTGAGATGGCTCTTGCAGCCTTTGATGCTGTAGATACGGTACACTATCGTGGCTTTGATTTGTTTGAAGAAGCTACAGACGAGACTGATAAGCTTGAGCTTAACATCAAGCCGCACAACTATACCGAAGCTGTCGGTAAAAGGCTTGCTGACTTTGCTGTCAAAATGAAAGAGGCAGGTAAAACATTTACGTACCGCTTATATGCTGGGAACACAAACGAAACAATGGCTAACGCTAGGTTCGATGACGTAGACTTTGCCTACATTGATGGCGGTCATTCATATGACACAGTAAAGAATGACTATAGCTACTTAGAAGAAGTACCCGTTGTTGTCTTCGATGACTTCTACTCACATGATGACAAGGAGTTTCTTGACAACCCAGAGTATAACGGAATCATAAGAACCTTTGACGAAATCAAAAGCAGAAACAAAGTAGTTCTTCCGTCACAAGATAAGACAGCATTTGGCGGTAACGTACATCTTGCGGTTGTTACACACAAGGACGAGAAGGTTGTTCCAAAAGACTTGATGCGTGTTCCCATTATCGTTAAGCCTAAAGATTGTATGCCAGAAGACCACATCAAAGACAACATCAGATACAACGTACCTAAGATTAAAAACTTTGAGTGGGTTCAAAACTACAAGACAACTAACGACCACGCAATCATTGTATCTGGTGGTACATTTGATGTTAAAGAAATTAAAAAGATTCAGAAAAAAACCAAGGGTAAAATCTGGTGTGTTAAACACGCATACCCACGCCTACTTGAAGCAGGCATCAAGCCATATGCTTGTGTTATCTTAGACCCACGTTCCATCGAAGGAACAAGTACACACGGGATTGTACGCACAGAGTTGTTTAGCAACATCGACTCTAGTACTTTGTTTGTTATTGCATCTATGACAGACATCTCTGTTGTTGATTACATTATGGAACAGACAGATAATGTATTAGGATTCCATGCTTTTACGGACGGGCTGCGTGACATGTCTGTTACTGATAAGATTGTTATTGACCCTTCCCTTCCTATTCCTCCAGGAACTTCTCTTGTGTCAGGAGGAACAGCTGCTGCCACCAGAACACTAGGCTTGCTTGAAACTCTTGGGTATAGAAACATTCATCTGTTTGGATTTGATTGCTCTGTTCCAGACAGTAAAGCAGACGATGATAAAGATTCAAAAGACGAGGCAGGTAATCCCAAGTACATGCACGTAGAACTTAACGACAACAAATACTGGACAACAGGTGAGCTTCTTGCTTTGGCTCAAGACCTAGAGAAGATGTTAACTAAACCAGACCTTGTTCTTAACCTTCAGTTTTATGGAGAGGATTCATTAGCTCGTTCAGTTTGGTATGACTCACACTACTACAAAAACTCTATGACATTTAAGGAGTACATGCGTGGCAGTTCTTAAAGAAAAACCAGAGAAGTTTTGTCAAGCTTATATCATCAGTAGAAATGCTACTGCTGCCGCTAAAGAAGCAGGGTATAGTGAACGCTCTGCTTACAACCAAGGATATGAACTACTCAAAAGAGCAGATGTAAAAGAACGTATTGAAGAACTAGAAGAAGAGTACAACACAGATGTTGATGTAGTATCTGAATTAGAAAAGCAATACGAGCAAGCTAAGATAAACGGCAACGGAGCAACGGCACTAAAAGCTTTGGAACTATTGTCCCGTGTTAGGGGTAATAATTCTTCTGATATTTTAGATAGTAACTTAGAAACTTTAGAAGATAAAATATGTTCTACTATGTACATTGTAGGTAAAGAAAAAATGTACGAGTTGTTTATGAAAACTTTCCCAGAAGATTTTGAAGAAGAGGAAGAAGATGAAGCTACCCCCGATGAATAAGTTTGCAGAAAGGTCTGCGTTTATTACAGGCATTACAGGACAAGACGGGGGCTACCTAGCAGAGCTTCTTCTGGACAAGGGCTACAAAGTACATGGCCTACGCCGCCGTGTGTCATCAGAACCAGCACAACGTATTGCCCACCTAGTAGACCATCCCAATCTAACGCTACACTATGGCGACCTAGCAGATGCTGGCAGTCTAATGCGTCTGTTTGATACACACCTATTCGATGAAGTATACAACCTAGCAGCGCAGTCACATGTGCGTGTCTCCTTTGACGTACCAGAGTACACCGCAGATGTCGATGCTATGGGGGTATTAAGGCTGCTGGAGTGCATTCGTACACTAGGCATGGAGGGTCATACCAAATTCTATCAGGCGTCCACGTCTGAGCTTTATGGAAAGGTTGTAGAAACACCACAATCAGAGACTACACCCTTCTATCCACGCTCTCCTTATGGGGTAGCGAAACAGTTTGGTTTCTGGACAGTAAAAAACTACCGTGAAAGCTATGGCATTCATGCCTCCAATGGTATCTTGTTTAACCACGAGTCACCGTGGCGAGGGTCTGAGTTTGTTACCCAAAAGATTGTACAGGGTGTAGCTAAAATTTCACAAGGTAAGCAGACACACATCGAACTAGGTAACCTAGACGCAGAGCGTGACTGGGGACATGCTAAAGATTATGTAGAAGGTATGTACTTAATGACACAACAGCCACAAGGAGATGACTACGTACTAGCTACGGGTGAACTGCACTCCGTAAGAGAGCTTGTAGAGCGTTGCTTTAGGTCTGTAGATATGCGGGTGTATTGGGAGGGAGAGCCTGGACCAGACGAAGTAGGTAAGGACGAGAACGGCAACACAGTTGTTACTATTAATCCAGAGTTTTACAGACCTGCAGAAGTAGACTTGTTGTTAGGCAACTCCACAAAAGCAAAAGATGTACTAGGCTGGAAACCTAAGTACACCTTTGAGTCTATGATTGACGAGATGATGTCAGCCGCACTTACTTTCTAAGCGCACCGATTGATTTAACACCAAAGCTTGCACCAATACTTACGAGTATGCCCCACGACAGCCACTCAGGACAGTCCTCTCTGAGGAATCTAAACCCGTCTGCAATGTATGGTTGTGCTGGAGGATAGAAGCAGGCACACAGCAAGCCAACGAAAAAAATAGTCCAAAGCTCGTCCTTCCAAGAATCGGAAGAAGCCTCCATAGCTTTGGTTTCCCATGCTGCATCGCTAGAGGCACGTTTGATTTGTCCCTTTAGCTTTGCTTCTTCAAGCTTGCCCTTCAGTTCTGTCTTACGCTGACGCCCCTCCATCCACTTGCCAGCAAGACTGCTGATTGGTGATAGTAATGATTGCCACATAGTATTCTCCTAAACGGTGTATTCGTTTTTAATTAATAACAAATCAAACATTGCTGTTGCTTGTTGAACTTGTGAGCTTGACTGTGCCGTAATTTCAATGTCTGATTTTTCTGGATATTCTAATGGGAAAGCCATTGTTTCTTCAAAAGTTTGTGCAGCAATTGTATATTTAGCTTTTGTTCTAAAAATTCCACCAGGTTCTCTTACTTTAAGGCGCACAGTCATATACTTATTAGCAACTTCTGATGCACCGCCTATTACCAATTGATATAAATAAGCTGTATATCCTGCAGGAACAGTGTATGTTGCCATTAATGTTTGCCCTTCTCCGCTACTAATAACAGCAACAGTATTTCCAGAGTGCCTTATTGTAACGTCACCTGCAGGTTCATTGTCATCACTAACAAAAGCACGATATGTTCTTAAATATGAAGCGCTCGTGGTAACGGTAGTTGTTCCGTTAAGTGTTACAATATTTGATACTTCATTATAATCTGCATCAAGACCAACAATAGTAATCTGAGAGTTGTCTGTAGTAGAAGTTCCAACTACTCCCAACTGCCCCGCAACTGTAGGATATGTATAAGCCCCGCCCCCATTCCAAACTAAATGTTCATCAGTAGTTACAGAAGTATTAAAACCAAACTTATGTACAGCTTCGTGAGCTTGCACATAACCACGCTGTACGTGTAGCTCAAAAGGCTCGTACTTCCCTGTCTTTGTAATGCTGGAATATTCTGCCATTAGTCCGTTCCTTTTCTCATCATATCAGACAACCGTTCAGCACGTCTGCCTACCTGTCTTGCCCATTTACTATCCATCATTTCTAACGCAGCTTCTTCATAATCACCGCAGTGAATTGCTGCCCACATTTTCTTGAACCCCGTAAGACGAGGGACACCAATGTTAAAAGCCATATCAATAACCACCCGCTGACGAACAGCATCAAGGTCGCTAACAATAGGAAACTCAGCCACAAGTTCCAACTCAACGATGCCAATGTCGTTATTGCAGAGGTAATAGGCTTCTTCTTTTGTAATGCCTCTGTCCACGAGGTTACGACCAATACCAATTGTTTCAATGCCGAGACTATCTTTGTATACATTTAACTCTAACCCCTCATGGTCTACTAGTTGTTCGATTA